AGAGGGGAACCCTGACCCTTCCTGGGGGATTTACCCCCCAAAATGAGTCGATAAGCCATGACTAGCCACGCAGAAGCCTCAAAGAGCCTCGAAGGGGTTGAACAGGGCTTAGAACGGCCTCAATCGGTTTTGGGTAGGGATACAGAACTCCTTTTAGGCCACTCAACCCCTAGAATCCACACGCCGCTGAACGATTTGCCCTCAAAGGGGCTTGAACTCATCGATTTAGCTGGTCAAATCGGTATCGATCTCATGCCCTGGCAGAAATTTTTTATCGAACATAGTCACAAAGTGTTACCAAACGGTAGGTGGGCAAGCCCTGTAAATACCTGTGTGGTAGCTCGTCAAAATGGCAAAAGTTTTTTGATGCAGCTGAGAATTCTAGGCGGCTTATTCCTATGGGATGAATCTCTACAAATCGGCTCGGCTCACCGGCTATCTACATCGCTGGAGCAGTTTAGGCAGTTGGTTCACGTCATCGAAGGTAGCGATTACCTGGCCAAACAGGTCAAGCGAATTCGCTGGAGTCACGGCAGCGAGGAAATCGAGACACTCGCAGGCACGCGTTTTATCATTAAGGCCGGGGGTTCAGCGGCTCGCGGTGTATCTAAGCCTGAAACTATCCACCTTGATGAGCTTCGCGAAATGACCGACCTGGAATCCTTCGCATCGCTTCGCTATACCTTGATGGCCGCTAAAAATCCTATGATCATCAGCTATACCAATGCTGGCGATGCGGCAAGCATCGTACTGAATCAATTTAGACAGCGCGCCATGCAATCAATCGGCGGGGCTGAGGATGACATCGGCTACTTCGAGTGGAGCGCACCTACCGATGAAGTCACTATGGAAAATGCAGCTTATTCAAATCCAGCCCTCGGAATCACTATCCATCCCGACAATATCAAGGCGGTATTTAATGACCCGCCTGATGTGGTGCAGACCGAGGTACTTTGTAGATGGGTTCAAAGTATTCAGAGTTGCGTGGACTCAAATAAGTGGGCTGCCTGCGCTGACCCTGACTTTGATTTGGATGAGGAAAAATCTACCTGGCTGGGAATCGATCTAAGTCCGGACAGAAAATTTGCCGCCCTCGTAGGCGCTCAGAAATTAGGAGATGAAACCTTTGGTATCAAATTGTTACATACCTGGGAAAACCAATTACAGCTTGATGACAAGGCGATAGCCAATGACCTGGCGGCCTATGCTCGAAAGTACCCGCTCGAATATGTGCTTTACTCACGGCGTACTGCCGGTGCGGTCGCAGCTCGATTAGCACCAGCCGGTATCGCTATCTTTGATATGGATGCTGCCTATCCGCAGGCCTGTGACGAAATGCTTGGCGCAATCAATAGTGGTCGGCTGCACTATAAGCCGAATCCTGAACTGACGGCGCAAATGCTATCGGCCGTGCAGCTGCGTAGAGGCGATGGCGGCTGGGTAATAGGCAGGCGGGCGAGCGCTACGGCAGTCTGCGCCAGTGTTGCCACTGCCCTGGTGACACACTTTGCGACACGCCCAGAGACAGACCTTGACATCATGGTGGGTTAGCCTGTACGCGCGATTTAGAATTGCGCTATGGGTTATCTCGATGCATTTGTACCACGTTTAACAAAGGCTGCCGTCACAGCTACTGTTAACGATGTCGAGGCTTCGCTCGCGCCACTCTATCCGGAAGCCTCGCCATTTTTTGCAATTACGGCTACATCAGCATCACGCGCTGAAGCGATGACAGTACCGACTATTGCACGATCACTTGGAATAATTCAAACAGTCGCATCATTACCGATGCACTGCCGCGATATTGCAACTGGCGAAAAAGTACAAGCACCCCGCGTAATTAATCAGCCTGATGTGCGCATAGCCGGTTCAGTATTTTGGGCTTGGCTAATTTCTGATTTATTTTTTCATCCAACAGCATATGCATATGCAACTGAGCGGTACGCAGACACGGGCAGAATTCGCGCGATGGAGCGCATCGCACCTGAACGCGTAAGCCTTCAAACAAATGCAAATGGCACTGAAGTAACTGCATATCTAATCGATGGCGTTTATGTCGATCCAAAGAATCTCGTGGTATTTGCCGGAGAATCTGAAGGGCTATTAGCACGCGCAGGCCGCACAATTAAGGCCGCCGCAGCTTTGGAAAAAGCGGCGATGAACTTTGCAATAGAGCCAATCCCGCAAATGGTTTTGAAGTCAAACGGTACATCGCTACCGGCTGATCGTGTATCTAAACTACTTTCATCCTGGCGTACAGCACGTGCAAATAAATCTACAGCGTTTTTAAATGCTGATGTAACACTAGAGACTTTGGGATTTGACCCTAAGAGCATCCAGTTAAATGAAGCACGCAATTATGTGGCGCTAGAACTTGCACGCGCTACTGGTGTGCCTGCGTACTTTGTAGATGCACAGCAATCAACCTTTACATATTCAAATGCACTTGATAAGCGCCGCGATCTTGTGGACTTTGCATTTAGAAATTACATGACCGTAATTGAACAGCGCATGAGTTTTGCAGACTTTGTGCCAGCTGGTACTGATGTCAAATTTGATGTCGATGACTTCTTGCGTGGCAATCCGTTGGAGCGTGCGCAGGTTTATGAAATTCTCAATCGCATCGGCGCTATGTCGGTCGAGGAAATTAGAGAGGAAGAGGATTTACTCCTATGAAAATCACAACACCTATGCGCATCACTGCGGCAGACTCAGAATCGCGCACAATCACCGGCCAAATCGTTGCCTTTGACGTAACTGCAAATGCATCTACAGGTAAAGTGCTATTTAAGGCAGGATCGATTACACCTGCATCAGTAAAGCTAAATCTCGAACATGACTCAGCGCGCCCAATCGGTCGCAGCATCGATATGTCATCAGATAACAGCGGCATGAACGCCACCTTTAAAATTAGTCAAACATCAGCTGGTAACGATGCACTTGTAGAAGCGATGGATGGCCTACGCGATGGCTTCTCAGTTGAAGCTGAAGCAACAGAATTTGAATATAACGAGGATGGCACAATGGTAGTCAGCCAGGCGCAGCTTGTAGGCGTTGCACTCACACATAACCCTGCATTTGATGCAGCACGCGTAGAGCGCGTAGCGGCTACTGAAGCCGATGATGAAGTTTCTGAATCCACCGAGGATGCAGAAAATACACCCACAACAGAAGGAGACGAAGTGGATAACACCGTCACAAACGCGGAAGCCGTAGAGTCGGTAGAAGCCGCAAAGTCAGTCACAGCATCTGCACACGCAGTTGCATACACAAAGCCACGCCTGGACTTCTCAGCTCCAAAGCATTTGGAAATGACAATCAAGGCAGCACTGGGATCAGATGAAGCTCGCGCATACGTAGCCGCAGCGGCAGATACCACAGATAACGCAGGCCTAATTCCCACACGCCAGCTTTCAACCGTAATTAACGGACTCGCAAACTCAACACGTTCAAACATCGATGCAATCAGCCGCGGCACTTTGCCTGATGCTGGCATGAGCTTTGAAATTCCAAAGATTACACAGCTTCCAGGTGTAACAGTGGAATCTGAAGGCGGAACTATCGAAAACGTTGATCAGAACTCAGAATTTCTTTCAGTATCAGTGGCTAAGTACGCTGGCGCTCAGACCTTCTCAGTAGAACTTTTCGACCGTTCATCCCCACTCTTTATTGACGAATTGATGAAAAATTTGGCCGCGCAATACGCTAAGGTCACAGATACTGCAGTGAACGCTGCGCTAATTGCAGGCGCTTCAGCTGACGGTACAACAATCACAACATACCCAACAGCGGCAGAGCTTCTCGGCTTCATCGCTCGCGGTGCAGCTTCAGTTTATGCAGGCACACAGGGCTTTGCAAAGAACATCATTATGAACACATCCCAGTGGTCAAATGTGATGTCACTCAACGACTCAGGCCGACCAATCTATAACGCTTCACAGCCACAGAACGCAGGCGGCGTAGTTCGCCCTGACAGTGTCCGCGGGAATATCGCTGGACTCGATCTCTATGTAACAGCTAACACAGCGGCTGGTACAGATACTGACGGTTCAATCCTTGTGGTTAACCCTGAGGCGTACACATGGTACGAGTCACCTACTTATCAGCTTCGCGCAGATGTAGTAGCTACAGGTCAAATCTCAATCGCTATGTACGGTTATGGTGCAATCGCAACCAAGATCGGCGCAGGCGCATTTAAGGTTAACAAGGCCTAATAACTAATCATCGGCCAGGTGCGCTCCCGCGCTTGGCCGAGCCGAACGAGAGGATGGACTCATGCCCAGTATTGTGACAGCGACACAGTTGCGATCCGTGCTGGGCGTGAGTTCAAGCCTTTACAATGACGCATATCTAAATGAAATAATTAACACTAGCGAGGCAGTAATTTTGCCTATGCTGGTGGCAAATACTTCGGCCGTCAATGCCTATAAATTGTCATCCAACGTGGCTACCTATTACACCCAGCGTGAGCATCATTTTGTGGCTGGTCAGTCAGTAATCGTGGCCGGACTGCCAGCGCCATTTAGCGCAACAGTCACAGTACTAAAAATCCATACCAATACCGATGCGATGAATCGGGTTTATTATTTTACAGCTGCCATTACAAATGCCGATGTGTCAGTTCGCGACATCATCCCAAATGGCACAGCCACACTTTCAGGCTATTCAGCCGCTGAGATTTACGCAGGAAATGATGCTATCGAGTCAGCGATTTTGGCAGTATCAGTCGAAGTATTTCAGTCACGAGTAGCAGCCGGTGGCCAAATCGAAGGCGTGGATTTTGCCAGCACGCCATACCGCATGGGTCGCAGCTTGACTAACCGCGTGTCAACTTTATTAATGCCGTTCCTCGATGTCGAGACAGTGTGTCAATAAATGACGGCTTCAACCCTAGCGGGTACACGATCAACTTTAGCTAATGCCTTCACATCCCTGGCGGCTACCTGTTACCCATCAGTGCCTGAGTCACCCATCCCACCGGCAATCGTCATCGTGCCAGCTTCACCTTACCTGGAGCAGCAACTTATAAACAAAGCGACTATCAAAGTCAAGGCAAATTTTACGATTACAGCAATCGTGTCATATAACAGCAATCCTGCATCCCTGGATAACTTGGAGCAGCTCATAATGGGAATTCTTGCGGCCATCCCCGCAGGATATGTGGTTGGTAATGTAGAAAAGCCAACCCCACTTGAAGTAGGCGCTAGTACCATGCTTTGCGCAGACATCAACGTAAGCACGACCTACACACAGACAAACTAAGGAGCAAAAGTGGCTACAACGATCATCACGGGTCGCGATCTAACTTTGACGATCGCTACCACTTCATACGATGCACAAGCGACATCAGCAGTACTCGCTAATTCACCTACTATCGAGACATATCAAACACTCGATGGCAAGGCATACAAGCACATCGATGACCAATGGACATTTGACGTGTCAATGCTTGCAGACTGGGGCGCTTCAGGATCGCTATGCGAGGCGCTTTGGACAGCTTGCGAATCTGCACCTAACACCACACTAGCGGTATCACTAACGGCAGTATCAGGCGCAGTCTTTGCGTTTAACGTAATGCCAGTGTTCCCAGCGGTGGGCGGTACAGCACCTGATGCACAGACAGTAGATTTATCATTTACAGTCGTGGGCACACCAACCGAAACATTTAGCTAGAACTAGACAGCGGGAGCAAAAATGAAACTACCAATTACGATCGAGTTCAATTCGGGCGAGGTTGCCACTTATGTGGCAGCCCCACCTGAGTGGGTAAAGTGGGAAAAAGCCACAGGCAACATCATCAGCCAGGCGCAGGAAAAGATAGGCCTATCAGACCTAGTATTTTTGGCGTATCACGCTATGAAGCGTGAGGCAGCTGGTAAGCCGGTGAAGTCACTCGAAATTTGGACTGAGACAGTCGCAAATGTCGAAGTAGGCGAGGCAAACCCAAAAGCTACCCAGTCGGAAGCCTGAGCCGAATTCTTTGGGATTTGGCAATCACCACAGGATTACCGACAAGCGAATTTGTAAGTGCTGAGGATGTACTTACAGCACTGGAGATATTAGAGAGGCGAGCCGATGGCAAGTGAGGGCATCAGTTATGACAAAGCTGAATTACGTGCCATCGCTCGATCCTTTAAAGCTATGGATGAGGAAGCACTGGCGCAAGCCAAAACCAAATCCAACGCCCTTGCGGAGTTCGTATCGGATAAGGTTAAGAGTGCAGCACGGGCAACTAGAGCCATACCAAAGGTATCAACTCGAATCGCTGACGGTTCAAAAGTTTCTAAATCATCCAAGTTCGGCGAAATCTCCTACGGGTTCGCAGCGCAGAAATTCAGCGGTGGTGCAACCACACGTGACCTTTGGGGCGGGGCAGAATTTGGCTCGAATAAGTTTAAGCAGTTCCCCGTATGGTCAGGTCGTGAGGGTCGCGGTTCGCGTGGATGGTGGATTTATCCAACTTTGCGCAGTGTTCAGCCTGAAATCATCAAACGATGGGAAGAAGGATTTTCTGAGATAGTTAAGAGGTTCGATTAATGGCAGGCAGTAGAACGCTAAAACTCACCATCCTGGGTGATGTCGATAACCTCAATAAGTCACTGAAGGCGGCTACGGCTGACGTAGATACCTTCGGCGATAAGATGACTAAGGCCGGTAAAGTGGTCGGCGCTGCGCTTGCAGCTGCGGCCGCTGCCGCTGGTGCTTACGCAATCAAAATCGGTGTGGAAGGCGTTAAGGCCGCCATCGCTGATGAGAAGGCACAAACCCAATTAGCCCTAGCACTCGAAAACGCTACCGGCGCAACCAAAGAAGCTATCGCAGCTACTGAGCAATTTATTTTGCAGACATCGCTGGCCACAGGCGTAGCCGATGATGAATTACGCCCAGCACTTGGCAGACTTGCACGATCCACTGGAGACGTAACCCAAGCACAGGATTTACTTAAAACCGCACTCGATGTCGCTACAGCTACAGGCAAGCCTTTGGAGACAGTGGCAAATGCGCTGGGTAAAGCCTATGACGGCAACACTGCATCCCTGGGCAAATTAGGAATCGGCCTATCATCAGCTGAACTTAAAACCATGTCATTTACTGACGTGCAGGGCAAGCTAACAGATTTATTTGGCGGCGCAGCTGCGGCCAACGCAGATACCTATTCAGGCCGTATCGCTCGTATGCAAATTGCATTTGATGAGGCTAAAGAGACAATCGGATTTGCCTTATTGCCTATCCTTGAAAAGCTGATGAAGTTCATCAACCAAATCGCCTTGCCTGCCATTAATGCTATGTCTAGCGGCTTCGGGCTTGATAAGGGCGGCATCGGCGGTGCGATTACCACTTTGGGTAATATCATCGTCAATACCTTCACCCCAATCATTAACGGCCTACTCAAAGCCTTTGGGTATATCAAAAATGCCATCGGCGATAACCTGGATACCTTTAAAGAATTCGGCGGCTACATCGCGACCTACCTTGCGCCAGTTATCGGCACAGTATTAGGCGGTGCGCTCCAGGTCGTTGGCAAGGTTGCCAGTGGCGTGATTGATGTAATCGCTGGCGTGGTCAAGGTTATTAACGGACTCATCAGCGGGGCAATCGATGGCATTAATGCCCTTATTCGCGCCTATAACGCCGTGCCTTTATTGCCCAACGTACCGACAATATCTAAGCCAACAATTTCAGCACCTACAGTATCAAGCTCATCAGTGCCATCAGTAACCGTGCCTAAGTTGCCAACAGTCAGTACCCCATCAGTATCAGGCTCAACATCAGGCACATCGTCAGCGGCTGCATCGGCATCTAAAGCCGCCGCATCAATGGCCACATATACACCGACAGTTACCATCGGTGGCGCACCGGCTGGCTATGTACAGACTGGTACAACAGTCGCACCGACTATCAATATCGGCGTGGCTGGTGATCCTGAAGGCGTAGCCCGTACAGTCATCGATGTACTTAACCGTTCATACGGTCGAGGCGCACTAGGAGCTGCGGCGCTTACGCTATGACCCAGTGGACACCTGAGTGGCAGTTGAATATCAACAATGTCGAGTACACAAATCTAACCCTGGCAAATCTTACAATCGTCTCAGGCCGTACAGATATCTACAGCCAACCCCGCGCGGGTTATGCCACAGTCGAGATTATTAATCTCAATCTGACACCTATCAACATCGATGTAAATGATGGCTTAAGTATTCGGGTTAAAAACTCAGCTGGCACATTTGTGGACATATTCGGCGGCAATATCACCGACTCGGTGGTAGAGGTAGCATCGACCGGCACAGGTGGCGTTAATGAGTCAATCAAGATTACTGCGCTAGGCGCTTTGGCTAAACTGCCTAAAACCTTAACTGATGGCGTACTTTCAAAAGATTATGACGGCAATCAGATTTACACAATTCTCAGCGAGGCTTTATTTAACACCTGGGCTGAAGTACCGGCAGCTTTAACCTGGGCTACTTATGACCCGGCAACCACCTGGGCAAATGCTGAAAACTCAGGGCTAGGCAGTATTGATACACCCGGCGATTACGAGCTTATGGCACGATCATCAGAGGCCACAGATATGTACTCGCTAGTCTCAGCACTGGCCACATCAGGGCTTGGCTATATCTATGAGGATGCTCAAGGGCGTATCGGCTATGCAGACTCAACGCACCGCAGCCAATATTTAGCCACTAACGGCTATACAGCTTTGTCGGCCAATGATGCTTTGGCCAGTGGAATTAAAACTATTAGACGGCTTGGCGATTTGCGCAATAAGGTCACAATTCAATGGCGCTCAGGTGACACCACAGCACTTGACCAAACGTCTATTGACCAGTACGGCTCGCAGGCCAGCATCATCGCCACCACCTTGCATAACTCAGCTGATGCAACTAGCCAGGCTAACTTTTATTTAGGCATCCGCGCATGGCCTCAAGATGTATTTGACTCAATCACCTTCACCCTGGGTAACTCAGAAATCGATGACACAGATCGAGATGCGTTACTTAACGTGTTTATGGGCTTACCTGTAGATATCACTGACCTACCGGCAAATATGGTTAATGGCCGTTTTCAGGGCTTTGTCGAGGGCTGGACTTTCAGGGCTGGATATAACCGCCTTGACTTAACTCTCAACGTGTCACCTACCGCTTTCAGCTTGCAGTCGATGCAGTGGGATGATGTGAGTGTCACTGAGACTTGGAACACTATAAGTAATACACTGGACTGGAATAGCGCCATTATCGTGGCATAAGGAGACAGCATGGCAACTACGACTACGAACTTTGGGTGGACTGTTCCATCGGACACCGATTTGGTCAAAGATGGCGCGGCCGCAATTCGCACGGCTTTGGGTGGCGTTGACACCTCGATGGTCGATCTTAAAGGTGGCACAACTGGCCAGGTGCTATCTAAGGCATCAAATACAGACATGGATTTTACATGGACTGAACAGGATGACACCACACTATCCTTTAACGCACAGACTGGTACTACTTATACGCTAGTCGGTAGCGATGTCGGCAAGCTAGTAACTACATCAAATGCATCAGCCGTCACGGTAACTATTCCACCATCAGTATTTGCAGCTGGTAATCAAATTCATGTGCAGTCAATCGGCGTTGGTTTAACTTCATTTGCCGCTGGCGCTGGCGTAACTATCACATCGACTGGTGCAACAGCCGCTGCGCCGGTACTTCGCGCTCGCTACTCAGCCTGCACAATTATTTGCACAGCTACTGACACGTTCACCGTTTTGGGCGATTTATCGTAATGTCTCCAATTATCGGGATCATGGCATCCCAAAACTACCCCAGGGTCACAGGCTCTTACGAGTCGATAGCGACCGTAACCGTAGGCTCAGGTGGACAAAGCACTATTTCATTTACTTCAATTCCATCAACTTACACACATTTACAAATTCGTGGAATTGCTCGATGTGCTTCATCTACAGCTGATTCAGCAATGACGTTTAATTCTGATTCATCAAGCGGCAGTTATTTTGCAAATCACCAATTTTATGGTGAAGGGCTTGGATCAATTAGTGCTAGCACTTCTCCAGCTAGTACAAAAGCAGAACCGCTTTATACTCCAGGTTCAGGAGTTACATCTAGTATTTTTGCGGGATTTGTAGTTGATATTTTAGATTATCAAAATACAAATAAAAATAAAACAGTTCGCTCTCTTGCAGGCTGGGATGCTAACGCAAGCGGTTATATTGTTTATCGTTCGTGTTTATGGATGAAAACTGAAGCAATATCTAGAATTGACTGGACAGTCACAGGCAACTGGGCGCAATATTCATCATTTGCGCTATACGGGATTAAGGGGTAAATCACATGGCAGCCGGTTCAACTTACACCCCAATAGCGACTACAACGCTGGGAAGCGATACCGCATATTACGATTTTAATTCTATTAGCGGTTCATACACAGATTTATTACTGGTAGGACAATTTGGTAATTCAAGCGCTGGGTTAGCAGTTGGAGTTCAGTTTAATGGTGACACAGCAAATAATTATTCGTTTATTGCTATGTCAGGCTCAGGCTCAGGCTCAGGCGGTAGCGACAAATTAGCTAACAGTTCTATCATTTATGCAGCCTATAATATAGCTCCAAGCGCAACGGTCTCAGGTATTTTACGCCTTAATATAATGAATTATGCAAATACGACAACATATAAAACCGTTATTGCCCGATACGATAACAATGATGCAACATACCCTGGCGCTTCAGCCACAGTTGGACCCTGGCGCAAAACACCTGAAGCTATAAACAGCATCAGAATTAAAACTTCGGCAGGTAATCTAAAAGCCGGTTCTACCTTTACTTTATACGGAATTCAGGCGGCATAATGGCAAACACCTTTCAACTTATTGCAAGTTCTACAGTCGGAGCAGGTGGATCATCTGCTATTGATTTTTCTAGCATCCCAAGCACCTATACAGATTTGTGCTTAAAAATTAGCGCAAGAGTAGATGCATCGGGCGGGGCTTCTAGCTTTAATATCAATATGGCCATTAATGGAGTTTCTACCAATAGAACTTGGCGCTTACTTGAAGGTTATGATGGCACTAATATTTGGTCTAACAATGGCACTACTGCGCGTTTAGCGGTGGTAGGTGGCTCATCTACTACAGGAAGCACTTTTAATAACGTAGAAATTTATATAGCCAATTATGCAAGTGCTGCGAATAAGTCAATATCATCAGATTTTGTATCTGAACAAAATTCGACTACCGTAAATAGTCTTGGGTTTTATGCTGGCTTGTGGTCACAGACAACGGCAATCAACCAGTTAACACTTTCATCTACATCAGGTAATTTCGTTCAATACACAACCGCCTACCTATATGGAGTCAAAAATGCCTAAAAATCCAACCCGAATCGAAATCGACTGTTCAACAGGTATTGAAAGCATCATCGAACTAACCGATGCTGAAGTAGCTGAGATGGAACTTGAAGCCGGGTTAGCTGCCCAGGCTGAACAGGATCGATTAACCGCCGAAGCTGCCAAAGCCGCTGCCGCTGCATCAGCCGTTGCAAAGCTCGAAGCAATCGGCCTCACAGCTGACGAGATAGCAGCCCTACGCGGATGAGTTATCCAAACGGCACAGCTGCCCAGGCCATCGAGATAGCCAAAGCCGAAATCGGTTATGTGGAAGTACCGGACAATAAAACAAAGTACGGTGCATTTACAAAGGCTGACGGCCTACCCTGGTGCGGTTCATTTTGTAACTGGGTACTCGCACAGGCTGGCGTTAAAGTTCACTCGGTAGTAGGCACAGCCGTAGGCGCTCATAAGTTTAAAGAAATCGGCCGCTGGCATGAGACACCAGTACCAGGAGATTTGGCATTTATGGACTTCCCGCACGATGGGGTTGATCGTATTAGCCACATCGGTATTGTGGTCAGCGTTGATGGTAAAACAATTACCACCATCGAGGGCAATACTTCAGGCACTGGCGATCAACGTAATGGCGGCATGGTCATGGTCAAGCAGCGCACTATAGGCAAAGAGGTGGTCGGCTTTGGTCGGCCAAAGTACGTGCCATATAAGGGCGATATGCCAACGGTTGAAATCCAGGCTGAAGCTAAGAAAACCAAGAAAAAGGATAAAAAATGAATCAACTAAAACCAATAGCAGCATCCTGGGCGCGTTCATTTCTAGCAGCTGCGGTGGCCGTGTACATGGCTGGCGTAACTGACCCAAAGGCTATTGCGAGTGCAGGCCTTGCTGCCGTATTGCCAGTAATTTTGCGTTGGCTTAATCCCAATGATGCAAGTTTTGGTGTCAAGGGGAAGTGACCCAAAAACTACTGCGGGTAGCCCTATCGTTATCGCTTTCTGTAGGGCTATCCGCGTGTGGTCGATACCAGGGATGGACTCGCTATGACTGCCAACTCTATGAAAACTGGCAAGCGCCTGAGTGCAATACGCCGCAGTGCGAGGTTCAAGGAATCTGTACTAAAGACATACTTGGAGAAGGAATCTATGACCAAGCCCCATAGACGGCTTAGTAATGAGCAGTTAAAGGCTCGCCTAATCGTATTCATCGGGGTATGCCTAGCTTTGGTATTTGCCGTATCAGTCATGGGGATGCTTTACGCACTGATATTTGTAACCCAGCCAATCGGGGCGCAAGCTCCAAATGACAAAGCCTTTATCGATATCCTGACCACGCTTACAGTATTCCTAACTGGTGCGCTTGGCTCGGTACTAGCCTCAAATGGCCTAAAGGATAAGCCGGTTCAAAATCCACCCGACACGCCCAAAAATACGCAGGATAATTGACGTACTTGCCTCGATGCCTCACAGTTAAGGCAGGGAGCGAAGCTAAGTAGTTCCCTGAACGGGAGCAAAAATATGTACACGATCACTGAAGTAGCCGCATGGATGCTATTAGGCGTAGGCACTGGATTTGTCGGTGGCTATACCGCAGGCCTTAAAGAAGGCAAGCGTGAAGGATTTATTCGCGGCAAGATAGCAGCTCGCAAGAATATGGAGCAGCGATAATGGGCTTTTTAGACAATTACGAGACAGTCAACCAAAAGGTAAAGCGCCTGCACGCCACCTGGCCAAATAACAAAATCCACACATCAATCATCGACTGGAATCCTGAGAAGGGTTACATACTCATCGAGTGCCGGATTTACCGTCATTACGAGGACAAAGAGCCAGCGGCCATCGACTTCGCACATGGCATGGTGGGTGCATATAACGCCCAAATGAAACGCTGGTATGTAGAGGATACAGTCAGCTCAGCAATCGGCAGGTGTGCGAGCGTAATCCTGGGTGCTGATGAGAAGGCTTCGAT